ATGAAGTATGTCTTCATCAAAAACCATCAGGCTGAGTTCAGTATCAAAGCGATGTGTCGTGTGCTTCGGGTTGCCCGCAGCGGCTGGTATGCCTGGCGTTTGCGCCACCATCAGCAAAGCCCGCGTCAATAGTTCCGTCTCATCCGTGATAAGGCTGTCCGTGAGGCATTCATGGAGGCAAAACGGCGCTATGGTGCACCTCGTCTCGCAGACGAACTGCCGGAGTACAACATCAAAACCATTGCTGCCAGCCTGCGTCGTCAGGGGCTAAAGGCGAAAGCCGCCCGGTAGTTTAGCCCGGTCAGCTTCCGTGAACATATTCTGCTGGTATCGAATAATCTGTTAGAGCAGGACTTCAGCGCTGACGGCCCGAACCAGAAGTGGGCGGGTGACATCACATATCTGCGCACGGACGAAGGCTGGCTGTACCTGGCGGTGGTCATCGATCTGTGGTCACGTTCCGTCATTGGCTGGTCGATGTCGTCGCGCATGACAGCCCAACTGGACTGCGAAGCGCTGTAAATGGCGCTCTAGCGGCGTAAACGCCCGAAAAATGTCATCGTTCACACGGATCGTGGTGGGCAGTACTGTTCATCGGACTATCAGACCTTGCTGAAACGCCATAATCTACGTGGAAGCATGAGCGCAAAAGGTTGTTGTTATGACAATGCCTGCGTGGAAAGCTTCTTTCACTCACTGAAAGTGAAATGTATCCACGGAGAGCGCTTTAGCAGCCGTGAAATGATGCGGATGACAGTGTTTAACTATATTGAGTGCGATTACAATCGCTGGCGTCGGCACAGTGCCTGCGGCGGTCTCAGCTCGGAACAATTTGAAAAGCAGAACCTCGCTTAAAGCCGTGTCCACATTATGTGGGTAAGATCAGTAGCCCCGCTCAGTGATCTGGCGGACAGCTTCTTCCTTAAATTCAGGGGTAAAACGTGGTGTACCCATAGACTCCTCCTATGCTCAAAATATAGGTCAGATTTGTCTACAGGCTCGGGGGCACTCCAAACGGCTCGGAAGCGTCTAAATTATCCGTAGCGATTCACCAGGCAGCTCAACCTCACCAACGTCTAATCGTCAACACGGTTCAAATGAGCCGCTTACGAATAAATAAAGGGGGAGGCGCCATGGCAGGAGCGCTACGTTCTTTATTTATTTACAAAAATAGTTTTGGAAAGAACCAAATCCGTTGAGATAACGCTAGCGGGAATGAGGCACCGAAGGTATCCCACACTCCCGTCCCGTATAGTGCTGAGGCACTGTGATAAAATGATCCGTTAAAAATGGAGCTAAATATGAGCAATTTTGTATATATTAAATTTATAAAAGAAGGTCACCCAAAGGACGAGTGGTATCTTGCATGTGACCCAGAAACTACACTACCTCTACCTCCCTTGCTTTTAACTGAAAAACCATATCCATGGGGGAGTTACCTCTTTGACCCTGCAGACCCTAATTCAGGTTACACCATAGAGACTCAGATAGGTAAGTATCCTACCTTGTATGTACAACCAGTGGCGGATAAAGGGCCTTGCGATGCTGTCTTATCACAAAAAAAGATTTACAGTTTGTTTTTTGATCATTATCAGGAATCTGTAACCGATTCAGCTGTTTTCATACACCTAGATGATATCAGTTATTCTTTCAATCAATTAGGGATGCTCAAGGATGGAGCTATTGGATTTATGGGGATAGGGGCAAATTGGGAGTTTGTGCGCGCCTAGCATGCCCGTATTTCTGTAAAAAACGAGGCAAGCTTAATAAACCGCTCGGTCGAGTCCGTCAAGGTGGTGTTAATTCAGTTACAGCCTTCCGGTCTGGTAACGCCCCTGGTAGGCGTTGAGTGGCAGCTACTTCATTTTCAACGGCATGGTCTATTTCCTCCATTGTATGGTGCGGCAGATAACTATTCTGTCGCACCCATTCTTTGTTTAATCTCGCGGTAACGTGATGACTATCGTTTTTGATGTTGAATTCAACTGCTGGAATTGGTATTAGGGTTTAAAGGTCAATTATGTGCGTATTCCGCTCTGGGGTCAGTTTGGATATCGAAAATTATTGTACTATAAGGGCTTCCCCGGCAGGACTGGTTGCGCTGGTACCAAACGTCCGACCTTCAGATTTTGCGCCAAAGCACAGCTTCTGGAGATAGTAAAAACGAGCCGCGCGCTGAATATCAGTCAGCGTTTCCGGCGGAGTATCTTTTGCCCAGCCGAAGACTTCCCGACTGGTTAAAGCCCACATGAACTTCCTGATAAATTCCTCAAGGTGATTCTGTACAACCCTGTACAGGTTCACAATATCGCTTTTGATATCGTTCAACACTTCCACCTCGGACGGTGGTTTCATAAAGAACAACGCCGCGCCGCCGCAGAACGGCTCCACATAGCAGGTATGTTCAGGGAAAAGCGGCAGAATTACTTTTGCCAGTTTTCGTTTACCACCCAGGGGATAACCAGGATCGCTTTTGCCATTATCAACCTCACGTTTGTTTAGCTAGGGCGTAAAAAAGCCAGCTCATGGCTGGCATTCATTTTTTTCGATGTCACAACACAGACTTTCGTCTCATCATTGTTCACAACCTTCACGTACGGTATTGACAGTTAATCAAACCGTTCCGAGTATCATGACTGTCTGGCTTCCACCAGTTCCCAGACAAGACACAGCTAGTAGGATTCCGCACGGATGCGGTGCTGTGTTGACTTCAATGGTGGTGCAGATTTAACCTCCATCTCACGTTGTTGGGTTACCCAAAAAAACTGCACCGCCACCCTCTATGGTGGCGTTTTCATGTCCATCCCCTGAATTGCAGTAATCTGTCATGTTAACGCCACCGCCCATGATAGTGCTTTTCTTCAGTGACCCCCTTTGCGCCGGCTCAACTGAAGATTAGCGCTGTCACCATTAGCAACGAAAAATATCAGTCAACAAACATGCCGATCACAAAAATTCTTCCCTGATTCGACCGGACGGTAATAATGTGAAAGGGACGTCAAATCCCGTAAAGCACAATTCAGGCCGTCCCCTCATTCCTGTTCACAATCCTCACGGATGTTATTGACAGTTAAATAATCCGTTTCGAGAATAGAAGAATTTGATTCTTTATGACTTGGATTAAGGAAACTGTCGGTGATACATCACTTTAAAAGTTGATATCGCCTGAAGTGAAATAGTCTTTCATCAAGTAAAATTGTTTTCACTAGCTAAAAGGTAACCACTTGCTTAAAAAAAATGCATATGACTTCCTAATTCGTTGCTTGTCAGATGAAGTTATCAGAAGTCCTCGCCCCTTTTCGTGGTTTAAGACTATTCACTGCGGACTTAAATGCGCTGATCGCCGTTTTTATTTCTGGTATCGCATTTGGGGTTACATTTACAAGACTAACACTGGTTTCATTCACAAATTTTCCATGAAACGACTTAACCGGTTGAATCATCAATATGCTATAGATATCGCACCTGATGCAGTCATAGGTGAAGGCTTTAGAATCCGCCATTTCCCCGGAATTGTTATTCGCCCGGGATGCATAATTGGGAAAAAAGTCGTACTGCGTCAAAATACTACAATTGGTAGCAAAACATTTAATGGTGAAGGGACGGTGATTATTGGTGATCATGTGGACATAGGCGCTAACAGCTTCATACTTGGGGATATCAACATTGGTTCCAATGTAACAATAGGTGCAATGTCATTTATCGATAAAGACATCCCGGATAATCATACTGTTTACACTGTTAAATCAAACAAAACATATCTAACAAAAAACATGGATAATCAGCAATCAGCAATCAGCAATCAGCAATCAGCAATCACAACTATAATTTAGATTTCGCCACATACGTTTTAACAATAGCATCACTTTTAGGTTGTTTTTTACTCTCACTCTTCATATTTACTCAAAATTAAAAATCACTCTGATAAAAAAGAGAAAGGCATCGCAATGATGCCCTTTTTATACATTATAGTCATCAGGCCACTGAATACGATTTTCACAATCAGAGACTAGTCCCGTGCTGGTACTCATCTCTTGATGACACTACTCAGGTTTCAGCGGCCAATTGTCTCCGGGGTTTACCCTGCTCACAAGCACACTGTACTTTTCCCATGCATCCAGACTGGCGATTTCTTCTTTTGTCGCCATTCCATGCTTAACCGCGAGCGTCAGGGGGAAAATGATTTCCCCCGCCTCCCTAAGCAAAGCACGTTTCTGTGCTCCAGTTTCTGAAACGTGATCAATAGCTGGCTCGATGTAATCAGCAATATCCCCCCATTCGCCAGCCTGGCACTCCTCAAAGATTTGCGGCCCCCATTCCGTATCGTCATCAGGAGACGCAGTAAAAGGTAGGTAATCATCAAAGCTCTCAAACTTGACCTGACAGGTAATCAGACTCTGCTCTTCGTTTGACCATTCTGGGCTTTTTACATCGGTGTAATTCATGCTTGTTATTCCTCAGGCAATGCGGCAGAAAAGTGATGCGCCACGGTCGTTATTATTAGGCGGAGGCACAGCGCCCAGACATTTCCATGTCCCGGTTGGCTGAGGTGAGGTCAGTCGACTTATCATGGAATGGTCTCCATAGGAGTCCTTCTGTGCGGCAAAACCAGAATAAAAAAGCTCTGAACCTGCAGCAGTAGCGCCCAGCCCCAACGCTGTATCGTGACAAAGCAGGGCCAGAGTTCCCACCGCACCGGTATTAGCCAGGGTCAGTGTTTGCAGGTAGCGGGAATCTGACTCCGCTTTTGTGTATGCCCCCACATCACCCGCTGCGATAGTGATGTCAGCGGTACCGTCAAACGGATGTCCTGCAATTTTATGCGCTGTAGCCAGTTTGGCTGCCGCTGCAGCTGTGCCACCTGACGGGAGTGCGTCAACGTCACCAGCGCTGATGGTGATGTCAGCGGTACCGTCAAACGGATGTCCTGCAATTTTATGCGCTGTAGACAGTTTGGATGCTGCGGCTGCCGTGCCGCCTGACGGGAGTGCGTCGACGTCACCAGCGCTGATGGTGATGTCAGCGGTACCGTCAAACGGATGTCCTGCAATTTTATGCGCTGTAGCCAGTTTGGTTGCCGCTGCAGCTGTGCCACCTGACGGGAGTGCGTCGACGTCGCTGGCCGTCAGTTCAATTTTCCCCTGGTCATCAGGAGACTTGCTGTTGACGGTTTTCACCATCCCTTCCGTACTGGTGTTCAGCAGCTGCGTGATGGCCTGATAAACCTGTGTGTCATCCTCCTGGTCAATCGTAATCCCGGCCTCTTCGCACAGATGAACCAGCTCACGCTGCAGGGTATTCAGCCAGGCGGCCATCACCCATGTACACGGGACCTGTGTTTGTGGGTCGCCGTCCGTAAATTCATCGTTCTCATCAGCTGTTGTGGTACTGCTTCCTATTTTTTGCATGCAAAAATCCCTCGCCGGTGACGGCGATTATTAAAGGTTTACGGGTCAGTGACTGAAAATCAGCAGGGTTTCAGAAGGCGATTCGCTGGTCAGGGTGCAGACCATCTGCTGGTAGGCGTCATAATTTTCCGGTGTCACCGGCGGCGAAATCACGGTGACGCACCAGGTAAAGCGCCAGTCACCATGATTAAGCGGCTGGCCCGCACCGGACATGCCTGCCCGGAATGGCCGGTATTCGGTAATTGAGACAATAAAACCCAGCGCACGGGCCACGTCCGTATAGTACCGTCGAGAAAGTGCCCCCGTGGAGGTCAGTTTAGCGACCACCGCACGCTGCCGCGCCTCCGTCGTCTGGTCCTCGTTATAGACACACGGATCCGGCAGATTCAGCGTCGCCTCCCACTCCGGAAGGAAAGCATCGACCGTTCCCGGAAACGCGCCCCTGAGCAGCGCCAGCGCATCGGCATCACTCTGCCGGTAGCTGCGGGCCAGCGCGCGAAGAACGGCTGACTGTACCGCATTCTGGCTTTTCGCCCACGCCTGCCCGGAGGGCATCAGCCCCTGCAGGGCCTGCATGTAATCATCAGTGCGAAAGCGACTCGGGTTCATAGATAATCAATCTCCCCGGTGACGGCCAGCTCTCCCAGCCCCGGCAAAATATTGTCCACCGGCGAAGTGAGCAGAAAACCCTTTGTGCCTGGCACACTGGCGATCGCCAGCTCAATATCGGACAGGTTGATAATGACCGGTGGCGTATCAACGGCGGGTTTTACGCCCGGGTGACCTTCATTAAAGAAGACCTGATCGATGGCCGCCCTGACCGCATTTTTGGTTTCATTACTGGCCGTTTTGATCCCGCTTATCACAAAATCCACCGGCAGCCGCGACGGCGAACACACCCAGACCTCAGCGGTAACGTTGTGCAGCGGATACAGCGCATCCGCCACACGCCCCTGATCACCGGTCGCCACCTGCGCACTTTCCGGCTCATAGCGTGATACCCCGCTCGTCCCGACCGGGAAACCGTCAGGATGACCGCTGACACCATCACACATCACGTAAATCCCGACCGTACCAAAGCCCATCATGCGCCGCACCACCCATGCACGCGTGATACCCGGCACCTCAAGTGCCCAGCGCTCATAATCGGTATCGTTGCCGCCCTGTGCTGTATCCTGCCAGGCAAGCAGCATACGGGCTCTGAACGCCTCCTCATTCTCGATGTCTGCCCCGCCCAGAATGGGGTCAAGGGCAGTAACCGCAGATTCCACACCGGCTACGGCCACATCGAGAGAGAGTATCGTCCCCGCCGGTGCGTTCCCGGCATCACCGCCCCCCGTGATGTCGGTCGCCGGATCCGGAAGAATCGCCGTAATGGTGCCTGCTCCCGTCCCGTCAGCGTCCAGTGTCACATCAGCATCCAGGGTGTATCCATAGCCGTCACTGCGCCTTAACGCGCTCCCGCCGGTAATCGTTCTGCCGGCCGTCCCCGCAAAGGCCATTGCTGAACACGTCGCCGCCGTGGCGGGCTTACGGAAGACCTCCTTGAGCGCAGCCCAGCCCGCCAGCCATTCATCGGTTGCAGTGAAAGGCGTCGCCTGCAGGGCAATATAATCGAGATAGCCATAGTGAAGATGAGACATGCCGGCATCAGCATTTGCCAGAATGCGGAGGTTTGAAAAACGCAGCAGGGACCCCACCCCGTTTCCCCTGAGTTCTGACTCCATAAACGCCACATTACGTGTCCGGAGTTCACTCAGCGTCGGTCTTGCAAAGGGCATATCAGTTCTCCCATACCCATGAATCTTTCACGCTCTGCGCGGATTTGCCCGGCTCCTGATAGGTGATCCCGACCAGAAGTGTGCGGGGATGAATGATGCGGGTCTGAACCGTAATGCTGCTGACAATGCTGTCATCGAGCAGCCACTGCAGCGCCTCACGGCAAAAGTCCACCGCTTTACCGGCAATGGCTGACGTCAGTTTCTGCCGGCGCAGCAGCCACAGGCGCGAACCAATCAGATAAGTCTCTCCGGTATCCGCCCACCAGCCACGCCGGTCGGTCCCGTCAATCTTATCGTCATCGCGCGCCAGCCGGTCGGTAAACAGGCTGATGTAAATGGCGGTCTCCAGGTCATTCCCCTGCTGCAGGTCACCGGACACCACAACCCAGTCGGCACTGCTGCCATCGGGTGCCGGCCACGGGGTGCGAATATCACTCATGGCTTCTCCTTTGTCGGCTCAGTGGTTTTGGTGGAATTACCAGACTCAACACCTTCGACGTCGTGATCGTGCTTGATATAGGCTTCCCGGAGGGATTTCAGGGTGGTGGTGTTGCCCTCGCAATTGTCCTGAATGTCACCGGTACACTGCAGCAGCGGCGTTTTCATCATGACCCCTTGTGCCGCCTCGATAGTGACCTGCGTGGCCTGTTTAACATCAACCGCCTGGCCGTTCGCCTGCACCTCGATACCGTTTTGGGTGAGTTTCACGAACTGCCCCCACTGGTTATAAATCACCGTTTCACCAGGGTTCAGGCCATTGTGCCGGTAGGCTGAGTTATTCGTTGCAATGACAATACCGGAGGACCGATCCCCGCCAATGCAGGCAATTAGTACATCCGTCCCTGCCGGTAGCCCGGAGGAAAAACCAAACTCAGCCATGCGCGGCGTGCTGCCCCGCACTTCGACAGGATGTTGATACTGCAGGACCTGCACGCCACCCGCGTCTTTCATGGCGGTCACTTTCCCCGTGGTGAAGGCCATCATCGATTTTCGGTACAGTACCCGGACCTTCCCCTCCAGCTCGCCCAGCTTCCTAATGATCATTTGCAGTAGCAGGTCTCTCATGAATAATTCAGCTCCATAATGTTGCTGTAGAACTGGTAAGGCTCAACCGTGAAGGCCTGCGCCGGCATCAGCATCATTTCAGCGGTCGTGCCGCGATTGTCTTTCTGAAAGGTCACCTCCCCCAGCAGCCAGGCTTCATTGTTAAGATTCAGCTGCGGAGCCGTGATCGGAATTAATGTATTAGGCTCCCAGAGTTTCCCGCCGGTATCCCGCCAGCTGTCCACGGTGACATGCAGTACGCGGGAACGGCCAAAGCGTCGGTTCATCTCCCAGTCGATATACTGCTGTGCGGCCCCGTAGGTGTTGAGCGTACTTTCAATCAGCACGGCCAGATTCCGGTAACGCATCGCGGCCATCTCCGGATCGCTGGCCGTGGACAGCGTGACGGAGGCATAAGCATCGCCGGCGGAGATTTCTGTCACCGCCGTCGTGGGCATCGAGATCCCGGTATATTCCGAGTAACGCTCATCGCAGGAACTGCTGTACCAGGCCTCCTGAATATTCACCCCCACCGCCACACCACTGGCCGCTTTCCGGGTCCCCACCCGCGTCAGCCACAGACTGCCATCCGGCAGGTCGTAATACAGCAGCGCCGCCCAGCGCATCATTCTGTCGATAACCTCCTGCGACGATTCCCCCCAGTTAAGCGAGAACTGGGGCACGTTCTGCAGGTCGGTAATGTCGGTTCCAACGCTAATCCCGTAAGGGGTCGCCAGCTTTTGCGCGATCTGTAACGGGGTGGCCTGCTCAATCACGTTGTTGGGCCAAATCGCGGAACAGTCCACCAGGTCCTGACACTTACCCCGCCCACAGGCGTGTACCTCGTGCCGGGAGGGGCCAATGGTGGCGTCCCAGCGATCGATATATCCCGTCACCACGCTGTTATCCCCCAGACGGACAACGCACGGCTCGCCAGGGGCCACCAGCTGCTTATCATCCGAGCCGGGGTAGTAATCCATCAGGGACAGGGAAAAGTCTGAGGGCAGGCGCTGGATACTGCGCGTCACGCGGATTTGGTCCCAGCCTGAAATCAACCGGCCCCCGACTTCCAGAGTCAGTTCGTCACTCATTCGCTTAACACCTTCAGGGTTCGTGGCATAAATGCCGGATGGACAGGGCGGGCCCTGTCGGTCAGCTCATCAGTACGCCCTGCATCCTGGTAGAGCCTGTTGGCAAGGTACAAAGCGGGTAACGTGGCATTAAAATGCTGCACCACCACCGGAGCCAGGTTTGCCCCGCGCGTCTGCAGCAAGGAAATCGTGTTCGTACGCAGTATCATCAGCGCCTCATAAAGGCTGTCTTCGCCGCTGTCACCGGCCGCCAGCATGGCGTTATCGAGGGTATCGCTGACGTTCATCAGCAGGGTCATCGCATCGTCATAACTGCGCAGCGGAACCAGGGCGGCAGCGGCCGCCATTGCACCGGCCGTCAGGATAGTCATGTAGCGAACAGTAATGTCGGAAACCTGCGTTTCGCCGCCCGGGGGATACCACTGTGGATCGGTAAACCCGGACAGTATCTGCAGGGCCTGAACGCGATCCGCCGGCGACGGGATAACCAGTTGCAGGCCGTTGACCACGTTCAGAACATCATGGGCATAGGATTCAGGCGTGTAATCCTCTGACAGCGCTGACAGACTTCGCTGAACGGCCATCGTGTGCTGCACAGTGGACGCCATGGATTTTTGTACTTCAGCAGACGGCGACGACGCGCTGAATGAGCCATGGTTATAGCGACCGTAGCGGTCAGGGCTGAACACGTTATGCAGCGAGTTACCCAGATTGCTGGCTGACTGCATGGTGCTGGTCACGCTGCGGATCCAGAAATCGGCCGTGTTCTGCAGGGTTTTTAACGTCCCATTGAAGTAATTGAGCGTACCGTGGATCTCACCGATGAAGGTGCTGGCCGCCTCGGCTGCCACAGACAGCCAGGAGGTTTGAACGGTCGAGGCCGCATCCGTGGAGCTGGTAATGGCAAACACGCGCAGACCAGATTCAATGACCGTCAGCGTGAAAGAGAACGTCCCTCCCGCGAGACTTTCAGTGATTTTGAGCCCCCCGTCAGGCACGCTGACGGTCAGCTCTCCCAGCGTAGGATGAACAAGCGTGCCGGCACTCCCCGTTTCACAGGCAGCAATCAGGGAATCCCGCTGCGTCATGACGTCCGGTGCGGTGTAAAGCCGGCTGCTCTGCACCAGAAACCCGTTCAGGGTGATCCGCCGCGTGCTGCGTCCTAAATCTTCCACCCAGGCCTGATCGCGATACGGGTATTCATGTACAGCCTGGCGACGGCCAAAGCTCCCTTCTCCGCCCTCGACCGCAAACGGTACGTCGCGAAAGGTGGCCTTATGAAGGTGTTCCTGCCATTTCCAGCTGTCCCCGGAGGGACCAAACAGCGAATCTTTTGCTGAATTAACGGCATCGTGGATTAAAGTCATCTTTTCTCCAGCCACAAAAAAGCCCGCATTTAAGCGGGCTGGATACATAAATTTAATTCATTACAAAACCGAATGAGTTACAAGATATGGTTTATTCAATTACCACATGGCTACTTAACCAATATTTAATAAGGGCTCATTGAAGCAGTAACCTTTCCACCAAACGGAACCACAACACGCTTCTTCTCACCATCAGGGCTGGTAAGAAGAACTTCGATCTGTGTTTTTCCATCCTTTCCAGCCTGGTCAGTAATTTCTTTCAGGACCTTCGTCAATTCCGCCGTCTGATCTGGTGTAATGATGCCAGATTGCTCACCCTGGCTACGTTGCTCCTGTAAATATTCTGGGTTTCGCTTGCCACTCCATCGCGGATCCATAATGGCATCATTAATACCGGTATCAATTTCCGAACGGCTAAACGGCTGCGTCCCCTGCTCATGTTTTATCATCGCGGGGAGTAGCCGCCTGAGCACATCAGGTGAATGGAGATCGATGTTCTCTCCGGGTTTAAAACCGGTGTCACGGGACACGTCTGAAATATACGGAGCAACTTTATTTTCTTTTGCGGGCGCAAAGGTCTGGATTACATCCTGCAGCGTGTGCTTGCCCCGGTCTCCATACAAAAAGAGCTGCCGTGACGCAGCGGCCAGACCATCTTTGTCTGAAGCAAACTGAGAAAAATAACCACTTTTATCTGAGTACACCTTCCCTGTTTCGTTCGACGCAGAACGGAGATTAACGGGATTATGGCTACGTAACCCCAGCGCATTATTTCGTGGCTGGTCAAACATGGAATTATTGGCCGGCGGCTTACCTGCATTATCAGAGTGGGTCACGGCATTCATATCCTGCAGCAGCAGACCGGCCTGATCGGTTGCTCCGTACGCACTGTCATAGCGCTTTTTCACCGCATCGGTATAAAACCCCGCATCTACAGCCCCACGCTCACGCCGGGACAGGCTGCTATAGAGCTTTTTATCACCCTGCATACGCCTGAGCTTAGTGGCATTCTCGGTACTGATGAACCCCATGGCGTGAGAGAGCCCGGTGAAATCGCCGTTATTAAAAAGATCGGCCACACCGTCAAGACCATCTTTTACACCGGACTTCAGAACGGTATGTTTGCCAACGGTGACGTCATTCATCATTCCACCGAAGAGGTTACTTTTTGTTCTGTTTTTCAACCCCTCCCAGGATGCGCTGATCTCATTGAGGGAATCATTCAAGCCACTCAGTTTCTGAACCGTGTCATCAGAAAGGGTCAGACCCAGCGTATCGGATTTTGCCAGAAGCTCTTTGTAATGCGCCCCATCACGCAAAAGTGCCAGCATCTCTGGCGTGAGCCCCAGCGCATCGGATACCGTCTTTTGCTTTTGCGCGCCAATCGTCGGAAATACCTTCGCCAGATTTTCCAGCGTTTTCATCGTATCCGCCGTATGGTCGGCACGTTCCACGATGGGTACACCTATCTGGTTCAGTACGCCGGTAAGAGTGCTCTGGCGATTGTTCATGGCATCGGTTAATGATCGGGATAAGGCTTCAACCGAATCCCGCGCCTTGTTGGTGTCAGCCCCGAGAATACGCATTCCCCCGGCCACCTGCGTCAGGTCATGAATACTCATTCCCGCATCCATCGCCTGAACATTCAGGTTATACGCATCTTCAGCGGCATCTTTCATGCTGCCGGCAAGGGACGCGATCCCCTGACCCACGCCGTAAGCAACCGCCCCACCCACGCCTATTTTGGCGATAGCTCCGCCATAACGGCCGGCGAGTTCGCCGGCGAGCTTCAGTGGTGGCACCATATCGCCAAAATACTGCACACTGCTTTTCGCGAAGGTATTGATTTTCGACAGCCGGCTCCCAAGGTCATCCAGGCCTTCAATGGTCTTTTTCCCTCCCAGCTGTACCTTACTCCCGGCCTTATCCAGGTTGGGGAGCATTTTCGCAACAGTCGCTTCCAGCTCTTTAATGGTGGCGCTGGCCTCATCCTTAGCGACCAGCTCAAAGTCAAAACGATTACCCGCCATCGCCACTCCTGATTTTGTTGATCCGGAGCGCCTGACGCTCCCAGTATTTCGCCTGCCTTAAGGTCAGGGGGCCGACATCAGCCGGCCCCCACTTCCAGTAAAACGTCAGGTTGGCTCTGAGGCGTCCCCGCTCTCCTCGCCCTTCTCCGGCGGCACCCACGTCAAAAAACGGGTTAACCACACCTCGCAGCGCTTGTAGTCCCGGAATTTCAGTTTTCTCACAGCAGGGCGCGGCACACCGGACACCAGCGAAATCAGCAGCCCCATACCCGAAAGCAAACTGTCTTCCTTTCCTCTTTCCTTGTAGAAATTGTCCACCTCATCCAGAGAGGGCTCCCTCAGCGTGATCTCATCGTATTCACGGTGTTCTTTGCCCATAGAAATCGGGTGGCTGAGGGGGATCGTTTCCTCTTCCGGTAATTCATAGATATCCTGCATATCAGCTCTCCTTCACGCTGCCGGTCATGCCTTCCCACTTCACGGTGAACAGCGCCTCTTCACTGTCCACTTCCTGCGGATCCGTCGTCCACATCCCGCTCCCGGTCAGGGTCTTGCCGTTGGCAAGCTCCACTACCAGCGTCACGTTTGTCATGTCGTTGTAGTCCGACAGCACCGTATTCCCCGCGTCACGTACCTGGCAGGAAATATAGGGGGCGACAAACGTCTCTTTGTAACCGTGGATCCCGTCCATCCCGATCAGCGTCTCGCGCTTCACGCGCCCCGTGGCATACTTGAACTGACCACCGACCATAATGGTCGAGCCGTCCACTGATACGTAGGCCGTACCGGCCAGTAAATTGTCACTCATCGTTTATCCTTACGCTGCCGGCTGCAGCCTGAACTGATTCATAAGCGCCACGATGCGCAGCTGGTTCACCAGGATGCCATCCCACAGTACATCAACCCGGTTCGGGTTTTGCCTGCTCTTCGTGACCAGAAGTCCCGCCGCAAAGGCGTCGCTGTCCTGCACATAGCCATCAAACTCCAGCTGCGTGTAACGTGACAACAGCTCGCCTTTGATGATTTTGGGCGTCACAATCGGTGAGCCGGCGCGGAAACGGGTCCCGTCATCCACCAGTTTCATCCGGCCAAACTTCGACGTGATAAGCGTTTTCAGGTCACGCGTGACAAACATCAGGGTGAACAGGGTCTCCACTTCCAGATAGCTGTCATCCGGCGTGCCATAGGCGTTTTTCTGATACGTGGTGATGAGGTTCTCAACCTGAATCGTCCCGTCATCCTGCACCGTATAGCTCGCGATCCCACTGTGCAGGAGGTTGTTACGTTCGGGCTGGTCAAACTGGGAGATAACCGGCGGGGCAAGAACGCTGTATACCGGCAACGTCTGAACCGGACGACCCGGATCGGTTCGCAGGCTGCTCGCCACCGCGCCGGTATAAGCGGCGCTCCACAGCCAGGCCGGGGACGGTGAGTCATAAACACCCATCAGGGATTCATGCTGATTGTTCCGCGCCTCCCCCGTCGCCGTCAGCTGGCCGTATGTCCCGGTCGCCGTGGCAAACACGTGCCCGTAAATCTGCTTCTGATAGCTCCACCGCCCCGTGCTGTCATTCATGAACTGCTTCAGGGTGTCGAGGCTGGTTGTGTCGGTATAGGGCAGCACAATAAAATCAAACGGCTTGTCCTTCAGACTCGACAGCGCATCCAGCAGTTCAGGTGTACCCGCCCCGCCGCTCATGGCCGTCAGATCAACGGTCATGCCCACCGGCGTTTTCTCACCGCCGGCGCTGCCCTGGTAATTCAGTCGCAAATCAATACTGTTGCCGGCATCGCCCTTATTTTTGGCCGTCAGCGTCACCGTCGCGGTCCCGGATGCCTCCGCGCTCGATGCCGTAACCGTAAGGCTGGCATTAGCGTTAATGGCCGTTGCCAGTGCAGTACCAATGACGGCCACGGTATCTGTTGTCACGACCGTCAGCGGAACACGAATTCCGCCGATATACAGCGACAACACCCCGTTTTCAGTGGGGACGGTGCTGATTGCCACACTACCGGTGGCCGCCGCATCATCATCACCATCTTCTAACGGCAGCAGATAAACATCCCCGCCGGTGTCGTTATCCATGTAGACGCGGGCCATTTCGGCCACCATAGAGCCCGCCCCCGCCAGTTCAGTTGCCATCTGTGAGGAGCCACAGGGCACAGCGATACCTGGCGGAGTGGTGCCGGCAGTCAGCATCTGCCCAATCAGCAGCGTGCGCTGTACGGCCTGCGCCGTGTTCGCCTGGCTGTTATCCATCGCCGCCCAGAACAGCGGCGTGCGAAGATTCGAATCAATTGCGTTCATGCCTCAGGCTCCTTATCGTCTTTCACGGTATTTTTAGGCGCGCTTTTGGGGGCGGCGACGCTGGTTTTTTTGACCACCTTCACCACATCGCCATCACGCAGACGGTTTCGCCAGAAAATGGCGTCATCGGGCACTTCAGCCCCTTCTTCAGGCAAAAGGGCGCCCTTCACCGGGCAGCGAACCAGCCGCCCCGGCGCAGTTTTTACAAACATGGGATACTCCTGATTAAGAATCAGTATTGTTGGATGTGAGATCCGGAGCCTGTTGGGGAAATTTGATATCCAGACCAGGACGCGCGGTACCGTCCTGCATGGCTATTTCCAGATGCAGCTCCTGCAACTCGTCACCCTCGATGGGGTAAAAGTCGTCAGGTCCCTGGAAATACTCGATATCCATCTGAATGACGAGCTGCCCGGTGTGGGCCTCGCCTTCCGGGCTCAGGTTAAGCTGTGATCGGACATGCTTAATCTGTTGCGTGAAGCGGGTTATCTCGTAGCTGTTAATCACAGCCCGTTCGATTTCCTCCTTCAACCGCTCCAGATTCAGCTGCACCTTCATGGCCCCGTCATCGTCCAGTTCGCCGTCGAGCTCCTCAAGCCTGGCGGCTATCTGTAGCGTGGTGACGGTATCGAACTGGGGAGAATTACGGCCTTTGGAAAACTTCTCCTCATAGACCGTCTGCACCAGAATGAGCGGGTAATCCCGGCTGCGGGTAGCCCAGTCTCGCGGGGAATAGACGCGGTGCTCTGCGAGTGTCTTTCCCCTGATAGCCTGAACGGCCAGCTCCCGGAGTCTGGCTGAATTCATGGCACCTCCCTGACTTTGTTCAGTTCAAGACGGCTTCCGCCATGGCTGTCAGGCTGCACATCCGCCACCTTAAACAGCGTCCGGACGCGGGGGATATAGAGCATATCCCCCTGCACTGGCGGAGACTCAAAGGCGCTGTCCCGAACCCCCAGCACCGGCCGCGTGGTGTTCACGGTCGGGCCGTTATCGTCGATGGGCTCAACGTCCACGGTGTACGCGCGGTCAAAGATGCCGGTGAGGGCAAACGGCGTCCCGTGCCGGGGCCGGTACTCCACCGGCTCCCCGAACACACCGTGACAGGGACCCAACAGTTTATTATCCCAGTCAACCGGTCCCATGATTACGCTCCGGATTTCTTCGCGTTTTTGCCTGTGGCATTTTTAGCCGCTGCGTTGCTGGTCTTCTGGCCTGCACCAGCTGCACCAGCTGCACCAGCCGCACCAGCACCATCGCCGGCAGAACCAGCACCAGCTATACCATTATCGTCGCCGGCAGAACCATCACCCGCTGCACCAGTATCATCGCCGGCAGAACCATCATCCGCTGCACCAGCACCGTCGCCGGCAGAACCGTCACCAGCTGCACCAGTATCGTCGCCGGCAGAACCATCATCCGCTGCACCAGCACCGCCGCCGGCAGAACCGTCACCAGCTGCACCAGCACCGTCGCCGGCAGAACCGTCGCCAGCTGCACCAGTACCGCCGCCGGCAGAACCGTCACCAGCTGCACCAGTACCGCCGCCGGCAGAACCACCACCATCCGGATCATGAAGCAGGCCGCGCACGACTGACAGATCCAGAACAAAACCCATCTCCTCCAGGCGGATGGCTTCATTTGGCGGCAGTCTGATACGGCTGTGCTGCCCGTACGTTTTACCGTCATGAACAACGCTGCGGCCTTTGGTCACCACCATTTCAATTAATCGGGTCATGGAGTCTCCTTAAACCACTGTGGCACACAGGGCGGCGTTGACACGGCTGGGAATAACCAGCGGGGCAGACTGCATCAGCAGGAAGCGTTGCGCCGGGTCTTTCTCAGTCCAGGTCTTCGGCGCATAGGCCATGGCGCCATAGTCAAAATCGGGATCGAGAATGGCGCCATAAGCACGCGTCCCCATCAGATTTGGACCAGACATAATCACCGCCCCATCCGTCAGCATCGGCTTTTCTAAATCATCAACCGGGTCGATATACCAGTCGTTGTACAGCCACAGGTCGAACTGCCCCCAGCGGCCCTTATATACCGCCCCCTGCTCCACGCGTGCGCCCGCATCCACCTGGTTACCGTACGGGCTCAGAGCAGGGAACGTAATCGCATTATCTTTGATAGTGGTATCGAGACGGAACGCCGCCCAGGACGAGTTAGTGAAAATCAGGTCGGTCGCTACCGCACCGCTTTTCTGCAGGATCATCGTCTGCCAGCGCTCAATATCCTGCGTGGGCAGGTTATTGGTTGCGCCGGCCGCAACGGCCAGCGGCCATTTGTCCGCACCAGAAAGTGCGATTGTCAGTGCCGGGTCGCGCTGAAAATCAATCACTTCCGGGTCCAGCCCCTCCCCCACAACGGTAATGGTGCCGGTCATCATTGCGTTGGCGGCCATCCACTCCTGCCGGCGGTTCAGAACATCCACCTGATCGGACATCTCAAACATCATGTTTAACGCGGCTTTATCTGCCGCCGGAATATTGCCGCCAATCTGCTCACCAATCTGGCGGCGGATAGGCTTACGCAGGTCAGGGACGCGCTTGTCCTTAACGTAAGGCGGTTTAAACACGTTGGTCTGGTAACGGCGGCTCTCTACCAGCTTGCCGGCCACCAGCGGGGAACAGAACGGGGCCATACGGCGGCGGCCCACATCCACATCGATGGCGACAAACTCCGTATCCGACTCAATGACGTTCGGGAAGAACTTATCCAGAAGAAAGTTCTGGGACGTCATCAGGTTCGGCACCACCTCGACCAGCGTCAGGGTGTCGTAAATATTGAATTGATGATCCATTAAAAACCTCGATAAAAGAATGTGCGAAGCCCTGCCGGATGAACGGCATAGCCACACTAAAAAGGGATTAGCTAAAAATCAGGAGGCCGAAGCCTGCAGACTGTCACGCAGGAAAATAGAGAACGGACGCAGGGCCGTTTTCAGTGCCGGGATCGTCCAGCTGCTGTCAAAGGTGATACGGTTCTGGTTAAAGATCCCCAGCTCATAAATGCCTCCGCGAACGGTAGCGCCGCCCGGAGTGACATTATCCACCAGCACGGCGCTGGGCACTTCGCTGCCATCGGTGGCGGTTTGTACGCTCAGGACATACACCCCGGTCGCGGTGATTTGACCCAGAATGGTCCCACGCACCAGCGGGTTGGCTCCGCCGATATCAACGGTGTCCGTCACCAGCTGCAGGTTACCTGCGATCAGCTGGTCGGGCACATACGTATAGCTCTGCATCCCCGGTGTACACGGGTTATCGCCAATTACTTCAACCATGATTATTTCCTTTTCCCGGAGAGATTCTGATACTGGCTGACCAGCGCATTAAGGCCGCCCTGCTGCCGCGTATCCTGTTTAAGTTTCGGCAGAGCTTCCGCCCGCATCCGATCATCGAGACTTATTCGGCGCGGCCCTGAAGGTGCTGAAACCGGTGGTGCGGTGTTTTCCATCACCTGAATCGCAGCGGCGGAACTCATACCGGTATTGAACGCCAGAGAGGCCGCCAGCGCAGTGTTTCCGGCGGAGTGAGGACTGCCGAAAATGCGGGCGCAGCGGGTACGTTCGTCCATACGCGCCTTTTTGTCGGCCGGGTCATCGACATTATCGTCGCCGTCATCGTCTTCACCCTCCACGTCTGAATCATCATCAGCGCGGCGGGATTTTATTTTTGCTTTCTTCGCCTTGCGGCCCTTGTTGTCCGGGTCTTCAGGATCATCAACTGCATCAGGGTTGTTATCCGGATCGTCCGGATTGTCATCCACGCGACGGCCACGCGTCTTCCCCTGAGGCTGGGTGTCGTCCACCAGCTCCGGATCGTCCTGGTTATCCTCTTCCAGCCTGCGGGAGGCTTTCCCGCCGAGAAGGTGTCCAAATTTAAACATGACTAACTCCTGTTGTTGTTAACAGCTCATAAAATGCGTCATCCGGGGAGAGCACGGCATCAGCAAAACCGAGCCTCACCCCCTCCTCCGACAGCAGGCACGCCGCCTGGGTGTTCCTGACCACGGAAGCCGCCAGCCCGCGATTACGGGCCACGGTGTCCACAAACAGCACCCCGGCGGCATCCACTTCGGCCTGTATTCCTGCACGCGCCTGGTCACTCAGCGGGCGCAGGGAATTGGTTTCGGCTTTACGGTCACCGAACGTGATAATGCTGACCTGCAGGCCCTCCTTCTCGATACGCTGTGACCAGTCGCAGTGAATGACAATGCAGCCAATCGAGCCCACACCACCGGTGCGGGGAACCACTATCCTGTCCGCCGCACTGGCGATGGCGTAAGCCGCTGAGTAAGCGCTTTCGGTGAGAATGGCGTGTATCGGCTTTTTCCCCCGACTGGCGTAAATCAAATCCACCAGGTCAAAGCAGCCGCCCACTTCACCGCCCGGCGAATCCACATCGAGACAGATCGCCGTGACCTCCGGGTCATGCAGGGCATTCAGAAAGGACTGTCGGATACCGTCATAGCCGGTCATGCCGCTGTACGGCCGCAGGCTTCCCAGCTTCTGAACCAGCGTGCCATGGACGGGGATCACCGCCACCCCTTCCAGTACGTCATAGCCGGTCTCCTTACCCTTACGCCGGAAGGGTTTTTCTTCTTCATCTGACCAGGCACCAGCCGACACGCGGGCAATACCAAAGCGCTCCATCAGCGCGGTCATCACGATTTCCGCCTTAAGCGGGTGGAGCATCAGCGGCGTGTTAAACACCCGCTGGGCGAGATGGGGTAGATTCACTTTTCCTCCGGATCTTTTATCGTTTCAGGGGCCATCACATTGGCCTGCGCCCAGCTCGGCGGCGGCATCCCCTTTTCCTTAAAGTAATTAATTTCAAAGCTTCGCTGGTCCACTACCTCTTCCCAGTCCGCCCCCATGCTCTCAGCCACCTCCTGCTCCATAGTGGAAATACCGGCATCGAGACCGAGGATCACCCCCTTCTTCTCCGCAACCGGGTCAACCCAGCCACGTCCCGGCCCCTGCCAGCGGGCGCGCGAATAGGCCGCACGTGCCTCGGCAAAGTCCGGAGCGTTTCGGGGGAGCGGGAGATCGTGAAATTCGTGCAACTCTTCCATAAAGGCCACCAGCACAGGCTGGGCAAAACCGGAGCCAAAGTCCTCGCGTCGCCGGGTCAGCGTTTTCCATGCTTCCAGCATGGCCGCGCGGGCCGAACTGTAATTCACATCAGACCAGTCCTGGCTGATTTGCTGGGCAGAGAGCCCCGTCGCCGCCGCAAGATTGCGCAGCATGGCGCTTTCAAAGTCAGCAAAATTGCTGTTTGGCCGCTGCGCATCCACCGTCCCGATTTCTTCACTGGGCCACAGCTTCATGATCCCCACCCCATGATTCATCATCAGGCGGTTGTCACTGTAATAGTCTGCGCGGGCATCCTGATAGCCGGTCCAGCCTTCCGCGTTCGCCACATCTGTAGCAGTGTCGCCCAACGCTTCAGCGGCCACGCTCGGGTCAAACGGCGACTTGAGATAAGCCCCGAACACGGCGTTGAGGATTGCGGCTTCAAGCTCACTCTGGTCATACTTTGTGAGCATCTTCATACGCTGCACAATCGGCGTCAGTAGGCCGACACCTCGATGTTGCGCGCCCCGGTCGTGGTCAAAGTCGTGCACCATCACCGGGCGGCCCCAGCGGGTTTCACGAGGAATACGCTTCCAGATAACCGTTTCCGGAGCACTCCACCAGTCCCCCATATGAGCCTCCCGGATGTGGTAAAACACCGGCGCGCCGTCATCGTCGATTTCCACCCCACCGCGCATGTACTTGAGATCCATCATCTGCTGCGGGTTACTCAGCCGGTCCGGGTCGATGATCTGCAGGGTGGTGGCGAACTTCGCTTTTCCGTACCCGAGACGCTCCGGGCGGTACTGCAGATACCCCAGCGCATCACCGTCTATCAGCTTGTGCCGGAAGGCCAGTCGCAACTGCTGTGAGATAGTCAGCTGGCGCTCCACATCACACCAGCGCCCCGGATCCGAGACCCAGCTGCGCCATGCGGCCTCGACCGCGCGTTTGTATTCCCGTGACCAGCCAATATCAAACGCACTGTTACCGCTCATATGCGCCAGCGCCCGGTAGTCCGGACTCAGTATCGGCCTGAAACTCGGACCCACAACGTTATCCTGGGTGCGGGTGATAATCCCCGCGCCCCAGCCGTCATTGCGGACCAGATCACGGGTACGCGATACCATCCGGTCACGGTACGGGTTGATTTCATTGTCCGGAGACCAGAGGGACGGTCGCCAGTTAGCCATCTGGTCGCTGGTCACATCTGCCGCGTCGTAAGCAATCCCCCGGTTTCCCGCCAGCGCTGCGTTCCGGCTACGACCGGAGGGAGGAAGTGCCTTTGGCGGAAGCGGATGGCCATCCGGTCCTAACAGTGTAATTTTGGTCATATCAGTACCTGAATCGTTGATAGCGACTACGCGGGCCACAGTAGATGCCAAGCCTTATCTGAATGTCCCGAATAAACTGATTCAGGTTCTCCAGGCTCGTTGCCTTGTACGTCACAGAGCGGGTCCCGTCCCCCTGGGCATAGGAAAATGACACGCCCATCTGCCCCAACATCATCTCGGTGTAGGCCTTTTGCGCAGCCGCAAGCGCCGCACGGAGCTGCTCCTGCGTCATACCCGCAAGCGGGCCACAGTTCGCTGTCATGGAATTACCTTGCTAATCGTTTATGGCGAGGGAGTTTTTTCGGTTTTTCCGGCGTCGCCGGCAATTCTGCACCAGGCAGGCGCAGACTGTGTTTTTCCTCTGGTGCCGCCGGTGGCGGTAACAGGCTTTCAGGATTTGCGGCGACACTCTCCACCGTTGCGTTGAGCTTAAAGCCGATATGCATCAGACCGTGCAGAGCCGCGTAGGCGTATACCCTGCAGTCCAGGCCTTCGTTTGCCTTTCCGCCCGGCAACTCCCAGACGGTAAAACGATGACCACTGATTTCTTTCACCACCAGTCGCTCGGACAGGAGCTGTTCAAACCATCCCATGTCCCGGTCGGATGGATAATGCATATACCCCGGACCGGGTGCCTCGATATGCAGACGGCCACGGACAGAATCCTTGGCGGAGTTCACCCCCAGTATCACAGGGCGGTATGACTTTTTACTTCGGGACGTCGGCTGCTTGTTCGGCCACACCGGTGAGCGTTTACCGTTACGGGCCGACTCCCCTTTTATGGCCCAGATACGCCGGGCCAGTCTGGCTTTTGCAAAGTCATAAACTTTCTGGGAGTGCGAGCCCCCGGAATCATGACAGGCGGCTTTGATAACAAAACCGCGACCGTCAGCCCGTCGCCATATTTGCTGCAGGTATGCATCGAGACGCTCCCACGGTTCAGGGGTCTCCAGATCACCTTCAATCACGTCATAGGCTATGGACCAGGACTCTTCATCCCGCCCCCAGCCCACCACTTCAATTTCAAGCCGGTTATCCTGCGTGTCTATCCCTGCCGTCAGCACGGCCACACCATCAGGCACCTCAGCCCCGTACACTTCACGCCGGGCCAGCAACACATCCAGTTGGATAGCCTTACCGTGCACCGGCCGGTGCGGCAGGCCCATCTGCGTGTTCCACCAGGCCTGTTCTTTATCCGGGTCACCTTTGGCCTTCATGTATTTGCCCGCGATATCGGACGGTTTATCTTTCTGCCAGGGGCTGAACAGCTTCGACGCCTGAAAGCCGGCGTGGACATTACTCACCGGCAGCGCGCCACAGCACCGGCATCGCGCGCGATATACCGCATGGCGATCATCAGCAGACCATGACCAGACCTGCTCTATCGCTGTACTGTCGCTATCGCGCCAGGCGTTTTCATACTCCATCAGTGGCGACTGCCTGACACCACAGCACTCAAAGGTGCGGGTCTGGTGCCAGCGAATGGTTTTCAGCGACCGGAGGCGATCCCCTTCCGACCATGCCACACCGCAGTTCTCACAATGCAGACGTGCCGTTTCAGGCCGGTGTCCGCCGTCCTCGTCTTTGGTCCAGTGCACATGTTTAAAAAAATCCGGGAACTGCCTGTGAGCACAGTGCGGACATTTCACCGATGCGCGGCGCTGATCTGAATCCGCGTAGCTGTCCGCAATCCGGCTTTCGTCCTCCACTGTGGGGGAGCAGGCACGAATGGAAAGCCAGTTCAGGCCAAACGTTGCCGTTCGTTCCTCAGCCAGGGCAATCGGATCCCCTTCACGGGTGACGGGATATTTGTCCACCTCATCCGCCAGCAAGATACGAATGGGGCGACGGGCAAGGTTGTCAGGACTCCCGGCACCGGCCAGCGCCAGAAAGCCGCCGGTGAATGATTTATACAGCAGGGTCTCTTTCGAATTTTTCTGCTTGTTACCGCCCACCAGCTTTCTCAGGACCGGCGTAACGCGCAACATAGGGGTGATACGTTCTTTTGAGAATTGCTCAGCGGCGGCCTCTTTCGGCTGCAGCAGCAACATCGGACACGGATCAAGATGCGCAAAATACCCAAAAAGGTTTTCCAACAGCGCTGTTTTCATCAACTGAGTGCAGCACATCACGGTGATGATATGGACCCCGGACTCCGTGGCCGCAAGCATCGGCCCCCTGGCAATTTCGACGGTCGCGGTTTCCCAGTTCCCCGACGTGCTACCGGACTCTTTGGCGAGCTTGCGGTATTCATCAGCCCAGTCGGGAACGCTTATTCTCGGCGGAGGTGTCCAGCCTTTACGAACGCTGGCCGCAAGGCGATCAGTCTTCCTCTGCGTTAAACTCAGGCTCTCCGAGGCTGGTAATGTGTTTGTGGACATGCTCAGCTAATACCTCGGTCATCCTGTCAGCAGGCACATCAAGATCGGCGGCCATCAAAGGGGCGACCCTTGCGGGCCAGTTCAGCCAGGAATCCCGCTGAGCCCGGAAGCAATCAAACAGCACCTTTTCGGCCTGCTCCAGCTCAATGAGCTGCCCGTCCTTTTGCTGGAACTCTAATTTGGTCAGCAGGGCAAGGTAGTTCTCTTTAACGCGGCTGGCCTCCTCTTTTGTCCAGCTTGCTCCGTTAGCCAGCATAAACGTCTTAACAAAAGAATCTGCACTATCGGGATCAGCGTCGCCTGTTTCGCTCCGAGGGGAGGGCTCTGACTTAGCCGCATTTTTGGTTCTGCCGTCAGTGCTGTCGCGCCAGAGAGCAACAGCCCGATCGCTTGCCTCAACGTCAATATCCTCACCTGAAAGAACGATGTATTTCCCCGCCTTAATCCAGCGAGAAATCGTTTTACGATCCACGCCAGCATGACGGGCGTAATCGATCCGGTTCATTGTAGTCATGGGACAAACTGGCCTCATCTTCGTGGGACATATCCGTGGGACATTCCATGGGACATTCCATGGGACATATCATGGGACATACCTGCCAATGTCCCATGCAAATGTCCCACGGTCTAAAGCAATAAATCCAGCAACCGCAAGGCTTACAGAAGATTATGCATAAGTATGCACGTGGGACATGGGACACAAACTCAAAAATTTTTAGCTAGAAAAACAACGCGGCGCGCAATGCCCGTGAAACAAATAGTCGCCAGGAGGGACCCATTTTTGAGCCCCTCCCCCGGTCTGTTTTTGTTCATGCTGTGTACTGAAAAAGATAAAGTCTCGTCTGTCGATCCTGGTGAATGCTTAAACGGTCAAGAGCGATATTCACCAACTCACCTTCACCGTGGTGGCGAAATTCCTCAGCACAGCGTAAAGCATCATCAAAAATATATACCCATGGAATTGCCCAAATCATCGAGGTAACAATGTCAGCCGAACCCACCATGTTTCTGGGAATAATTTCAGGGACTTTTTTGGCGTCTGCAAGTGTCGGTACGATTAAACAAATTCTCAGGCCTTGTGTTATTAAACCTGATGCCAATGCCACAGCAGATAACGACATGCCGCTACCAGGCTTCATTAAAATCGTTGCTACCTCGTTCATAGGTTCTCCAATACGAAAAAACCAGACATATGCCTGGGTCAGATATGCTGTTAAAGGGGCTAATTCGCTGTTTTCAATGCCTCAGCCATCGCCTGGCTTAATGCTGATGGCATCAGCGCCTCTGCCATTTTGTTTGCTCGCGCGAAGTAATCCAGATGCTCTTTAACGGGGAGTGCGTTACCGAAGCGAAGGAGTAGTTTTGGTGCTCGCTGCTTCTTCCGCTCGCGTCTCTCTCCGTTTGGTGAGCGCTTTCTCCTGCTCTTAACCTTTCTTCCTTTCCGGCGTTGCCATACACCATTAATAGACTTACCGGCTTTCGTTGTGACCGTACCAATAAAGTCATTGGGATTGGCTTTCAACTGCGCCAGCTTGTTCCTCGACAGGTTGCCGTACTTGTTCAGCCTGATGTTTTTGGGGTTCAGCAGAGCCTTACCGTTTAACTTATGAGGCCCACCAAACTCAAAAGGGTCGAGATAGCTGGCCGCTGTATCCATCACGAAGACTTTGGCTATCAGGTTTGTTTTGCGCGCGGCAGTCGAACGAACCGCATTCACGGTGAACGGTGTAGGGTTCTCCAGCTGCCGCTGCAGTCCTTTCTTCTCAGCTTGCTCAATCTGGCGCGCTACACTGGTCAACGCCTGTGCTGTTGCAAAAGGGATTTGCTTTCTTATAGCAAAAAGTGTTTTATGCAAACCCTTAATATCTGGCATAGAGCCCCTTAGTCATTCTTACTTAGAACTAAAACAATAGGCCTCGCACATGCGAGGCCTATTGTTTTAGCTTTATTTAGCACAGGCAAAATTAACTTGACTCAGATTTAAATAAGTCACGCTTTTCAAAAGGATTAATATGCACCTCCTCATAAGGCTCTGGAGAATGTGCAATTATCAACATTGTTGGAATACCATCACCTTCCTCAAGTTCCACACAATATCTTTCATAACTCGCATAGTTATTAAATAGCCCAGTCGCGATATTAGCTGCAACGTTATTACCTCGCGGAGGCTTATTTTTCTTAACTGAGTTAATCATCCATAACAAATCATGTGCTATTTGCTCCCAAGCATTGGGTGTAGCAGCATTCAAATTTAGAGCTAACCCATCCGTACCAGATATCAAGTTGTCAACAAATGTAGACCAGCGACTTTGGTAGTCATTGCTCCAAGGGGTATGCCTAGCCTGAACATGGTTTTTTAAAACTTTCGGATTCAGAATTAAATACCGGAGAGCATTACCTCTCCCCTCACTGTATGTAGGCATTTTTCGGAAGCTGTTTGTTATCCCACGCCCAGTCAGGAGGTTTTTCGGCAATATAAAACCATCATCATCGTCATAAAGATGACGTTGAGTCGCAGAATCTAGTTTTGGCTCTAACTTAGCCTGAAAGAGTGCTCCTGATGAATAATGAATATTATCACTTGCATCCATTAACAAAAAAAGAACAAATAAATCTCCTAATTCGCAACCGGGCCGCTTCCCTGGATTTTTGCTTGCATTGTAATGCGTCCTTAGAACCCGTGGTTTTTTGTGACAGAAAATACTAGCAAACTTCATATTAAATTTTGAGTTATTTATTTTCTTAGAAACGCTTGCATTTAAAAAATCAATACCGACCTTAGGATCTAATAAAAAAGACTTTATTGCATCAACCTCATTAGTTCTTGGTATACCATCCCATGCGTGTTCATATAGCCGTCGAAATTTATTGATATTTGAAAGATTACAGTAATGTTTTATAAACTCATCATAAAGAAGAGGCATTCTGACACGTCCCTATTCATTAATATCTTCAGCTGATAATTTAACAAAGCAATCGTGATCATTACAAATACTCGATAAATCAATCAAAATTACATTATTTATCATTCAGCACTTAAAGGACAAATAATAGTTCAATGTGAATGCACTTTCAACTCAAAGAAGGACTAGGCAGAAATTAAATTTATTATAACACGCAGCTTACAATGAATTATTTCTCACCTTAAGACAAACTATAAGAATTAATCGCTGAATGTCATAGGACTTTCCTAAGGGATCATTCCAAATCCAATTCACTGCTCCCAGAGGATCACTCTTAGGGATGTAGTCAACCCTTCCGAAACATAAAACTCACCCATTGTTAAAAATTGGTTATCTTTATTCAAAATGTAAAACTTTTCCTTTACTTGAGTTAAGGGCATTTTTCCCCACAACTGTTGACGGGATAACAGACCATGCCCCTAGTACTGGCACAAAGTCCGCGCATGACAAATAACCCGATATGTACCAATACTATTTGATTGCCTATGAATAAACATGCTGCTGCATTGACAAATTTAAAAACCGTTCTGACATTGAAAAGGCGACACCAGAAGGTCGCTCTGATAAAGAATTGTTTTATTTTTAGCCCACTCCCGTGTGGGCTTTTTTTTGTCCCTAATTTGACAACCCAAAAACGCGTCACAATAGTCAAATCTTCAGCCTAGTACCTTCAGCTGTACTTTCGCCCGCCGCGCCTGGCGGGCTTTTTTATTCCGAGACTTCGCACACCACCACCGCATTACCATTCACCAGCACGCGGGTAAAACTCACCGGGTCCGTTGAACTGATTTGCACGCCGAGGTATCGCTGAGACACGCAGCCGGTGAGCAAACACGACAACGCCAGATACAGCAACAGCGTTCGCATATCAGTTTCCTTTGCAGACCTGGCTTTCGCCAGGATTGGTATCGATGCACGCGGAGCCGTTCGGATACGTCACGACTACCGTGTTGTTTGGCTGCACTTCTGCGTTAGTGACCCCCTGGCCTTTCGCGCCATTTACGTGGGTGAATGACACAGCAGAACAGGCGGCCATTGATGCAATAGCGGCCACCAGCAGCCCGTTAATTAACAGACGCCTGTTTTTCTTCTTCATGTGATCTCTTACCAGAAATGAAAAAACCGCAAATTAGTGCGGCTTTTTGGGGTAACCTAGGAAGAATATTTTACTGTTTTAATGCTACGACAACCGATTCAACACCACCCTGTTTGAAAGGATATGCAAGATAATCCTTTTTATAGGTAGCTGGCGCGCCATTAATATTGATGTAATCGCCCTTAATTAGAAGGTCGAAGAAGTTATCGGCCGGATTAATAAAAACTAACGACCCACCGTTACCATCAACCTGATTATGGATGAAGTTAAATATCCCTTTATAGCGACCTGATTTAACGTCACTAGAATCAAAAATAATTGGACACGGTTTTCCTGCCTCACCAAAAGTGAGCTCAGTCGTGCCCTTTCTTAATTCAAAACCACAGCTAATATTGATATCACTGTCACGTTTAAAACTTGAAAATGTAAGTTTTGCTTTATCTTGCAATATAACCCACCCCTCAATACTAACCTCCCCCGCATACTCACTGATAGGTGATTTATCTATGGATATTTTCACTTTAGAGTTCCCTTTAATGAAAAATGACCCATCATTTTCGACACTCTCAATACCAACCAACGATAAATTAGCTGCATTAATCAAACAGCAATAACCAAAATCATTTACGGAAGAACTATCAATTACAAAATCCCCAGATAGATTCACATACTCTTGGTTCAGAGTCCAACATCCACCTTCCAGTAACTTAAATGCTGAAGTACTATCATACGAACCACCATTCATTATCAGGTCACCAGAAACTTTCCAGTCACAACGCCCTGCCTCTTTTTCATGAGTTACCATGTGGATATCTTTGATTTTCAGTACAGCACCATCATTCACTGTGATATAAACTCTATTGCCTTTCTCACCAGTCTTCCCAATAATTCCGACTGGAGTAAGCCTCTCCGGGGATATTACCAATGTACCATTTTGAACATTGATATTTGTTTTTTTGGACTCTGAAAACTCAGTGGCCACAGGCCACATGAATGCACAATCCGAGTCAGCGTTTATTTTTAAATTAAGTTCACAATCGAGGGCGTCCATTGTAAAGCTGAAACCAAGTAACTTATCAAAACCATCGCCATAAATTACTCGACTACCCTCGTCAGCTGTATAAACTGCATTATCATCTGATTTCCATTCAAAACTCATATTAACACCCTTTAATTAAATTACATTTCAGAATGATACATGCCATCTCATCAATGGCATTTTTATCGCAGATAAAGTCACATACACAGTAAAAGCGAAATGTGCACAACGTCATCTGTAACTCACTTTTAACTTGATAGATGCTTTTATCCACCAGTCACCAGAAGCAATCCCGTCATCGTAAACTAGAAAGCTAAATATGGAGCGGTCAGTTGTAACTGCAAATTAGGGTCACCAGTTCTTTGGAACTATATTAGCGATGGTTGTGGCCCTTTCTGGGTTTGAACCCGCCAGCAGACGATTATGAGCCACACACTCTAAACACTGAGCTAAACGTCCTGAAGAGTTGTTGTGGTGCCTTGTGCATCCTGGTGGGCCTTTGGTCGACCACCATGACTCGCGACTTTTTGCACTCCGTCTGCAGCTACGCCCCCTACGCTGAGTGGAATTCACCCCAACAGGAAAACTAACTGTATGAAGATTGCATTCCTGTTACGGCCGACACTTTCCGCATTCGACTGGGTGCTAACTCATTCTCCAAACCTGCCCACATTAACTGAAGACAAATATGAGCAGCACCCATGCGAATGCGCTTTCTGGCCACTCAGGGCACTCCCGTCTTCGCAGGCCAGAAAGCAAATATGGAGCGGTCAGCGGGAATCGAACCCGCATCATCAGCTTGGAAGGCTGAGGTAATAGCCATTATACGATGACCGCATTGGTGCGCTGTACTGGAGTCGAACCAGTGACCCTTGCCTTCGGAAAGCAATACTCTGTCCATCTGAGCTAACAACGCATGGTCCGCCACCGGGGCCTCGAACCCCGCACCTACAACCTCAGGTTATCGGCTCTGTCCAGCTGAGCTAGTGGCGGTTGGTGGCCCTTGCTGGATTTGAACCAGCGACCGGGCGATTATGAGTCGCACGCTCTGACCGCTGAGCTAAAGGGCCTTAAAGCTGTTGTGATGCGGGGTGCCTCCCCGTGAGCCGTTGGTCAGCAGCCATGACTCGCAATCGACAGTCGTTGCTACAAACAGGTAAAGATTGCTGGTTTGCCCCTCCGCACAGGGGGATTCATCACAACAAGTAAACGCACTGTCCCGGCGAACCCAAACGCCGGGATTCATCCCTGCAGAGCGTTTACTTGTTGAATGAACTGGCAGGTCCAATTTTTCTTTCTCAGTTGTTGTGATGCCTGGTGCCTCCAGGTGGACCATAGGTCAGCCACCCGGTCCGCGCTTTATTGATGTGCTTAGCTGTAATAACAGGCCGTGCTTTTACTGTTTACGCCTCGCCGCATAGGGAGATTCATCACAACAAGTAAACACACTGCCCCGTTGTACTAAACACCGGAATTCGCCCAAGTAGAGCGCTTACTTGTTAAATGACCTGCGGAATAAAAATCCTCTACCTCAATACTGTTAGATGCTGTGATGCCGGGTGCCTCCCGGTGAGGCTTTGGTCAGTAGCCATGCCTCGCAATGTTCAGTCTCACCAAAACGGGTATCACCTGTTTGCACTGGTTTTGCCCCACCGCTTAGGGGGATTCATCACAACAGGGAAGCACACTGACCGCACTCCAGCCAGAGTTAGGCTACCCCACGCAACCTTTGTCAGTGCGCTTTCCTGTTGCTGAATTTTGGTGCCGACTACCGGAATCGAACTGGTGACCTACTGATTACAAGTCAGTTGCTCTACCTACTGAGCTAAGTCGGCGTGGGAGTGATAATGGAAACGGGAAATATTCGTTGCAACCACGTGTTAACAATTAGTTACCACATCAATCATTTTTTTCACAACATTCAGATACGACAACCCCCGCCAATTACTGGCAGGGTTTCGATGATTAAGCTGTGTGTCGAAGTGACCACTTTTAACACGCTACTTTATTTTTTGCGTACGCGTTAGTTATTTTGTACTATCGCTTTACGGTTGATAAGTGAATATTTAATTCAACCACTTATTCGAATCATTCAAGAAAAAACATGAACTGATTTATAAATTCAAATTTTAGCACAGAAACATCATCCATAAGGACAGGTTATGAATTTTAGAGAAAGCAAAGAAGGAAGTTATACAAAAAAATCTATTGTTAGGGCTTTTGAAGTAAACCACACTTCAAAAGATAAGCTATTCGAGCAATTAAAAAATAACAAAAAATTCAAAGCTGATGCTGATTTTCAAATATCAAAAATAAAGAAAATTCGGATTAGAGAAATATCATATACTGCAAGAGAATGTTACTGTCATGTAACAATATATAATCCAAAAGAAAGCGTATCAATTACTCCAATAGCTCAAAATAACCCTACAGACTTAATTGATGTTGACAATTATGATACCTGCCATTTTTTCATGCTCATTAATGAAAATTATATAAGAGTTATTTTTCAAATTTCATTCACATGGCCTGAAAACAAGCTTCATCTGTTTTTTGAGCAATTAGATATTTATATTACCCCAACACCTATTCTGGACTCTCAGGTAGTATCTAGTTTACAAGATGAAGGATTTAAAGCATTACATATAAACACCGTAATTCATTCATCCAAAACATCTTCGAAGGATAATATTGTTACCAGAATTGCAAAAAAAGTCCCCAAAGTAGGTAATAAAGGAGTCTATGGGAATATTCGAATTAGCGGGAAAGGTAACCCTGAGATAGCCAACTCTATAGAACAAACGCCACAAATCTGGGTGAATGAATTAGATGGTGATTTTTACATCGAGACTAAAAAAGGGAATAAAATAACTGGTGATAAAATTAAACTCCATAAAATATATTATACACTCCCTTATGGATCAAAGACGATAACGCCTCAGTGTGCCAATGAAATACTTTCCCATTTTAGAGCCAATGTGTTATAATAAATAAAATAATTATCATGCTAGAGGGTGAGATCATGGCAACAGAAACAACCAAGTTTGATTACCTCGCTATTGGTCTCACTTTTTTATTTTTAGTGGTATCTGGTCTCTTTTCGTTTTTTCTACATGGCACTCTTGTCGGTAATACAGATGCACTTAATCTTGTAGCTAATGTCTTCGCTGTATTAACAGGTTTTTTATTACTCGTTATTACTATGACAAGTGATACCGCATCTATATTAGATGGATTATCTGCTGCTGAGAAAAAAAACCAAAAAGACCGTTTTACCACAAGATTTTATCGATATTACTCTCTATTTTTTATGTATTTCATGGTGCTTGTTATGATTTTCGTATACTACCTATTATCAAAAGAAAACAATGAAACATTGAAATACCACGATTCTATCAAGCTAACGCTTGAGTATGGAATCGCATTTTTCACCTCATTCTCATTTTTAAGCTCTTTGTTTATCCCCCTTAGAATAAAAGAGCTATTTCTAGAAAGATTCGAGTTACATTCTTGAAATTATTATATTTTAAAAATTAAGCACTAGCATAATTTTGTAAGTGAAACATTGCCAAATAGCCACACACGAATCCTTCAGCCATTTGCATTCTTTTCCGAATGGTGCCATCAGAACATTTTCTTTTTTTTGCTATTTCACGCAAAGATAACCCGAAAATGAAATGAGCAACTACAATCTCATATACTTCCAAGTTATATTTCCGTAATTGCGCCACACAACTATCGATCATTATACCATCGTCATCATTACACTTCAGACGAGACCTCTTTCCATGTGGCAGTAATCCCTTAAATCCTGCTGCAATCGGCTGCCAATCTACTCCACTGCTGTCTGCTGCTGCCCATGCCCCCCAACGATCCAATACTTCATACATATCACGCATACTTTTTTCCCTCCAACTCGTACATGACCTGCACCAGCAGCTCGCTTTCGGTACCGAAATTGTTTTCCCATACCTGCGGCCCGGCGTGATAGGCAACGCCATAACCACCGGTCTGGTGATGAATGGGGCAAAGAGGAATAGTGTGGTAGTGATCGGCACGTTGGCCCGTGCCCTGACCGGCACGGATATGGTGAATTCCAGCAGGGGAATCCGAATAACCAAGCTGAGTGCAAACAATGCAGCCGAGCGCGGTAACGCGGTCCATGTGTTTTCTTTCGGCTTTCGTTGCGCGTTTCTTGCTCATGCTGCACCGCCTGGGTGCACAGAACAAACGAAGACACCGCGCCAGTCGGTGCGGTGTGGGGAAGAAGTGCTGTTTTGATGCGCCATTAAATACTCTCAGTTAGGCGCAATAATCAGAGGGGGTTCAGCCCTTTTGATTATTATAAATCACTTTTAGTCCTTTAACACTCGCAATATGTTTATTGTATCTTCACTTAAAATGTAGGTATTCCGATCAAGTATACTGGCTGACAAGCGTGTATCCTCTCTGCTGATTATTGTCCGTTCTGCTGCTTCAGATACAAGATAATCAGTGATCTCACCATTCGATACATTAAGAACAATAATGCCATTCTGGGTTAAACCTTTAGCAAAGTCATTCAGCTTCATTTCGCAAATTCCGTTTTGGACACATCCCTTTCGGGGTAAATCCGCGCGCGGGCTTAAGATTTATCCCAAATACAGCTGTAAGTCTAATAGGTGAGACAGATCGAAATACCACTTACCGGTCTGTGAAAAAGATCAGTCAATGCTTAAGTTTTACTTATGCTTACCGTTAGCAATATTGAAACGTTTCATCTAGCTATCATCATGATCAATAAGGAATTGTGATTCAATACGTGCTTAATTTCTGGGTTTTTATTGATGGTAACGATTAAAAATTTTCATATTATGTAATAAAAATAAACCCGCCATTTGCGGGTTATAGAAGTGTGGGTGCGTTGAGGATACCTAAACCATAAAAAGAGTGGCGGGAGAACGCTCCCCCGCCGGTTGCTCTTACTTAACAGATTCGTAGGCTGTGAAGACAGCGACCTCCGTCTGACCGGTTCGGATTCGTACCTCGCAGAGGTCTTTCCTCGTGACCAGCACCGCCATAATGACGGTGATACACATGACGATCAGGGCGATAATAATCGCCTTTTGCTGCTTCATAGCCTGCTACTCCTTGACCTTTCGGCCAGTAAGAGGCTACTCTAAATGTGTTCAGCATTAGATGTGGCCTCGGTTGATGTTAAGCGTCCAGCAAGACGCTCAATGTTTCCGGGGCTTTTCTCTATCTGCCATTCGGTGTTCATGCCTGAGACAGATAGCCTCAAGCACCCGACATGATTCTCTTTCATTCCCTAAATTTTTCAAAGCATTATTATACTGGTCCCTGCCGTTCCGTTTTATTGTGAACCTCCCACAGGCTTATACCGCAGCTGGCGACGAACCCCGCCAGATAATCCAGCCCTGACCATTCACGAATACCGCCACGCGCCGCTTCAACAAAAACGGCGATATCTTTATCGCGCCATACCCCAAATAATCTCCAGCCCCCATCTTCGGTTTTTACTGCTGCAATGCGTATCAGTACGCCAGTCTGGAACAGCTCCATAAAAGCGGGTTTCTTCCGTGTAATTATTCGCATAATGACAAACCTGAGATTTGTTAATAACAAATTGGTGATTAGTCTTTATTCGCACCACTCTGAAGCATGGCGGAGCGATGTTCATCACATTGGCAATTCTCCGGGTGAATTAATCCTGGACTCCATGTATGCCCTTCATCAGTGAATGAAATAACGACCTTAGATGGGTCAGCGCATTGCGGCGATTCTCCGCTTCGGAATAAAACAAAGCTGCTACCGCGAAGTTCGGCCATCTTTTCAGCTTCAGCTTGCCAATTCGGCATCACCGGAGAGTTGCCATCAGCTTTACCCTGAAGCATGGCTTTGCTCATTTGACCGCCTTGCTACGCTGTACAGCAATGGATTTATGCTCTTCAACGATGCTCAGAACTTCCGCCAGCGGCAGACCGTCAAGCGTGATGGTGCCCTCTTCACTGATGCTGGCCAGCGCCACCAGCTCAACCAGACGACGGGCTTTCTTCACGCTGATTTCCGGTGCAATGAAGCTACGGGTCACCTTTTTCTTACCTGCAGCTGCGGCAGCAGCTTTGTCCTGCTCCAGAACTTCACCGGCCTTTTCACCAAACTCCTTCACGCGCTCAACGGCAGCACTCAGGGCCACATCACCTGATTTAACCGCCTGCTGCACATCATGGTTGGCCATGCCCAGCGTCATCAGTTTTTCGACGGTCGGTACTGACAGGTGTACGTATCGCGCGATTTCCTGCGTCGTCAAATTGAAAGCTGCCAGGTCACGAATAACACCGGCCTTCGCCATATCTGAAAGTGCCAGCTGGCGGTTTGACGTCATGACGCGAGCTTTTCGCTCGATATCATTGCCCCTGAACGGGATGATATGAATCTGGTTTACCGGTTTACCAGCATCACGGCAGCGCAGGTAGCAGCTGTATCGCCGGTGCCCCTCCACAATCCACACACCACCCTCTTCGCGTTCGTAGACCTCAAGAGGCGGCACGGTTCCACCGTTCACCAGGTATTCATAGAGCTCGTCGTTAGCACGCCTTGTTGTCTCGTCATCGTCGCGGCGGTTAAAACCAGGTTGGATGTGAATATCGTCGATGCTGATAAACATCCCGTGGTGAAGGCGCTTAATCACGCCGTTGGTCGTCATTTTTTTAAATGAATTAGCCATTATTTTTTCCCTGTGTTTCCAGTTCTGTCAGTTCTTGCCAGCGCCGGAACAGCTCTGCACGCGCCCCCTGTTCTCCACCGGGGGAATAGCCCATGCCGATATGGTGATGCCCAACACAGCGGATCTGTGCGGTACCAGCCCAGCGAGTTTCTTTGCAAAACAACTCAACGGTGTTACCGCATGTCGGGCATTCTGGTAGCTCAATTCGCTGCATGACGACACTCCGTCAAAAGCCGGTTAAACAACATGAGCGTGGGATTGCTGCAGCCGAACGGCAGATTGTTGACATACCAGGCTTGCCCCCCTTCTGGATTGCTGGTCTTGATAACTCGACCATGATTGAACAACTGAGCCAGTATTCCTGCAACGGATGCATGGGTCTTTCCCAGCGCACAGGCAATTTCCGCTGTTGTCATTCCCTGGTGTTTTCTCAGGAACTCAAAAACCGTCTGGCCCTTGAAACCGTCGTTTGTGATTGCCATATAAACTCCTCCGTTTAATCTTTGTTCCCGGCAAACCCTCTGGGGATCTCGTCATCACATTTGAAGCTAGCGGCAAACGCGCCGCCGACTTTGGCCAGGCTCACCGGGCTAAGCCGTAAAACCAGATCTGGCCATTTGCTGCGCAGGGCATCAGCGGTTTGAATCTTTGGGCACCAGAACGAATCCCCCTGAATCCGCTCTACGAGGTTTCGCATCTGCTGGTGATTGCAGCCCTGCTCCTCACGCAACAACCGAACCTCATTTGCCCACAATGGCCAGTCCGGTTCTCTTGGCCTGGAAATCATCCCGTCATATTCAGCGGCCTTTTCGTGCAGCTCGACGATGCTGGCAAAGAACCACTCAGCAAATTCCAGATCATCATCAGATCCCCACTGGTTCTTCCCGGCGTCAAAAATTGCCGCCGCAGAAAAGTTATCCACAGAATTTTTCTCGCCGGGTGATTGAGTGATCTCCTGTGTAATCTCCTGAGTACTCTCTGTGTAATCTCCTGTAAGAAAGTTGGCGGGATCACCACCAGCCTGTTGGCAGGGTTCCCCCCTACTTGCTGGCGGGGTTTCCACCATCTTGTTGGGTGTGTTTCCACCACCTTGTTGGCGGGATTGCCTCCTTCTAGTTGGCGGGATTGCCACCATCTGTGATTCTTCGCGGCCTGGAGACAGTAAAAGCGCTTCAAGACATACAGAATTAATTCGGTAATGCAGCGTGGCAGGAACACCCCGTAGCTGCTCCTCAAGAACACCAAGCGCAACCAGCCTTTTCCTGGCAGTTTCCTGTTCGTCGCGGCTTAATCCCGTCTCTTTTTTGATGTCTTCGCGCGTCTTGTACATCCATTCGCCATCCATGCGGTTATGCCAGTACACGAATTGAGAAAGCAGTACAGCGGCCACCGGCCCAGCCCTCACTTTTCCCGCCCTGAGTTGCGCAAAAGCTGGTTGATACGCAATGGGGCGATCAAACAACCTGATTAATGAGCTCACGACTTCACCTCTGTGAACTTGCGATCAAACTCTCTGCAGCTTATCTCGCAGATATCTGAATACCCCTCGCGGCGAAACGTCACGCGGGTTAGTGATCGGTTAATCAGCGTCACCATGCCACCGCGATGAGCGCGGAATTTCCTTCCCGGAAGAATCTCTGCGCGACGATCTGCTGGCGCATTCGCTGCGTTTCGTTGCAGGACCGCACGAGCATGTTCAATAATCTCCTGGTCAGTACGCATGGTTACCTCCGGATCAGTGGTAAATACAGCTTTCAGACGAACTACCTACCGCGTCGTTTTGACGTTCGGCCAACAGCTCCTGAATGGCGATCGCCTTATTGGCACGTACAAACTCTTTCATCGCGGTCTTAACGGAACGCTCTGCCGCCTGTAGCGCCCGATATTGCAGTGAGTCTCTGGCAAGCAGCTGCGCGGAGAGGCCCTCCGGAAGTGCGTCAATAATCGCCGGGTATAGCTCTGCGATCTTTCTCTGCTGCGCCATGGTTTCGGCGGCAGCCCAGCGGAAAATACGCTGCTGGTTGTTGTGCAACGCCTGCGCGGTATTGGGTTCCTGAAGTCCACCAGCAATACCAAGCCGCGCTGCTGCACGCGCAATTTCATCACCTACCGATTCGCGGCCCCGGACCCGACTGTCGGGATCGGCACCGTCTGCCCAGGCGATTAGCAGCGGTAAGATTTGGGTGTAATTGATTTCCATTAATCAGACTCCCGTAAGATTTGCTTGTTACCCTTTTCATAGAGCGCGGAATCGTATTTCAATGCCCCTCCTGTGATTTTCTCCAGACGGGCAGCTCGTTTCTCAGGAACAATGTCGCCCCACTCACTAACTGATGAACGAGATATTCTTAATGCCCTGGCCACATTGGCTTTTTTCCCAAAATGGCTAATTACATCTGCTGTTTTCATTAACACCTCAAATGGTAAGTTTTCCTAACTTTAAATGGTAAGGAAAAGAGAGTCAATACAAGTTAGGATTTCCGAACTATGAAAACGATCGGTCAACGAATAAAAGAGCGACGCCTTGAGCTTAAATACTCACAACGCAGTCTCGGCAAACGGGCTGGGGTAGCTCATGTGACTATTTCACAGTGGGAACGAGATGAGACATCCCCGAGAGGTGATAATTTATTCAACCTTGCAGAGGCGTTATCAGTCGAGCCAGGGTGGATAATACGGGGTGATACAGGCAACGATTCAGAATCAGATAAGGCTGCCGTAGTCCTGACTCCTCAGCAAAAAGAGCTAATAGATTTATTTGAACGATTGCCTGTATCAGAAAAAGAACAGCACATACAAAACCTCAAGCACAGAGTTCAAGAGTGCGATGAAACATTCAATGACTTACTAAAAACGAAGTCAAAAAAAGAAATTCTCGAAATCATAAAGAACCTCGACATAGACTAACCCCCCCATATCACAAACCGCGAATTTCGCGGTTTTCTTTTGTCCCAAAAAGCAAAATTGTTAAGTTTTCAAAAAAACACTTGACCACTTTGTTAGGTTTAAATAACAATAAGCGTTATCAAAACCTAACAGCAGTAATCAGTAAAACGTTCCGCCTCCCCGGCGATAAGGGGGTAGCAAGCGAACAGGGATGTAGCCCATAAAGTAGCCATCGGTGGAGTATGAACACCGGATTATTCATAAAAAAAGCGCCCGATTGGACGCTTTGCTCTTTAAAAATCTGGATATTCCTAACTCAGTGTTGGTTTCGGTAAGCATGAATCACCGTGCTAACCGCGAAATAGCTGATTCTTGAATTGGTGGAACTTTTCCCATTTTAAATTCAGTACGGCAGGACGGACAAAAATGAATCAAATGATATCCTTTTACCGCTTTATCAACCCCCGGTTGAAGTATCGATATTTTCTTTTGCTGAAAACAATGTGGGCAGGCATTCACTGCAACTTGTTCGCCATTAATAAGCTTGTTAACGGTGTAAACAAGAGTACCCGCTTCAGTTTTGTTAAGAGTGTAACCCTCAGAATCAGCTTTAAAATTTTCGAACTCGGCAATTTTTGCCTTGAGCGTTACGTTCTCGTCCTGAAAAGAGCGTGCGAGCTCAACGAGAGACATGCATTCACGTTGAACCGAAGTAAGTTTTGAAATCATGTCACTAACGGCAGCATTTACCTCTGCTTCCGTTTTTGCATCCGAAATAACCTTCGCAAGGCTGGCCGTTTCTTTTATTGCAGCCATTGCTGCTGTGAACTCAGCAATCATTCTAATAACTCATCATGTTGTTGGGGATATCCAGATTAAACGAATCCTTGTTGTTGGGGAATAGCAGGATCCACTGAGCCTGAAGTGGCAAAAAGACAGGCGCACAACGGAGTGAATCATTCTTGTCTCTGGTCCGGTATCGCGACTGGTGGGGACGGGTAGCCACACAAGCCGCAACGCGAAGCGGCCCGAGTGGAGTTAAGCGCGGGGAACCTTATCGGAGAAGTGAAGCTCCGGGGGAATGGTTCACTCCGTTGTGGTGTAGCTCAACTGGACAGAGCGCCCCTTGTGTGGGGAGGTGAGCACTACGCAAGGTTCATAACCCAGCGTATCTCATGCGGTCCGGCCGGACGTTATCCGGGTTCAAGTCCCGGCATCACAACGTCATGCTGTACGCGTTTGGCGGTATCAGTTTTTATTCCTTAGGCTGATACCGCCCTTTTTAAAAAACAGACTTTGCAGTGTGGTGAATACGGCTATGCGCACGTGGCACAGCATTTTTTCAAATAGTCATATCAGTCGTGGAACTTGTATGCCGACCGTAATTGCTGGTTACGGTCACTGGGAGGCACCCGGCACCACACTGCAAAGTCTGTTAATTGGAGCGCTTATATGAACAAAGCAATTATTAAGGCCGCACAGGTTCGCGCATTTGTAGCAGTAAAGTTTTCAAATCTACTTTTATGGCGCCAGGCAAAGGCTCTGATGAAAGCGGGTATGCAGCCGGACGGAAAACGAGTCATTTACGGACAGCATCCATTTTACCGCAACGTGCACATACACGACGCGGCAGAGAATTATGAATCCTTTGGTGACTGTAGTATTTGCGACGGCGACATGCAAAGAGCATTACTCACTGTAAATATGGAACTACCTGATGAGACATTTAAAAAAGAACCGCCTGACCTTCGCATTATTGATGTGGGCACTCGTCTTTCATGCCATTGTGAACGGCCATCAACAGGATACCATTCTGGATGTTTACGAAAGCGCATCCAAATGCAACTCAGTTAATAAAACCCGGCACATTAATGGCGAGTGCTATGAAGTGGCGGAAATAATTCACCATTCTAAAACCTGATTTAGAAAATCTTTATTAATAATTATGCCTTAACCGGCAGGCACTCCCCTACACAAAAAAGGAAGTAACACAATGGATAATATTCAGTGCAGCTGCACCGACTGCGGTCGCAGGCATAATAAAGAAGACATGCACTCACGGCCAACAGAGTACTACCCCTATAAAGGCTCAGATATTTTATGTACTGCCTGCAAAGATAAAAGAGCCGCAAAAAATGCACTAAAGGCAACTCAGGCGAAATTAAGAAGTTCGTTACGCTCCCGCTCCAGTTACCGGTTTAATTATTAATTCCCACAGAGGTTATTATGTCTATAGAATTAAAAGTGTTCGGCGGCGCTTATTTTCCAAAAGATAAGGCGTTGAAAAAAAATACTGGTTTGAAGCCCCTGGTGATTGCTGTTAACTCCACCACTAAAGCTGTGGTTGAAGCTGTAATTTTTGGCAAGCTCGCTGCTGAGTATCCGGAGTGGATTGAGGACTATTTCAAAGCCAAAGTCTGGGAGCATCGTGATGGTCTCCCTTGTCCTGCGATGGATGTTTTCTCATCTGACTTTTTCGAAACAGCTGTGTGGATTGACAAGTCTGGTGAGCCTGCACCAATCCCGATGGATCAGGATGACAGCATGCCTGCGCCGAAATCTGTCGCCCGCCTTGATCTGCGCTCCCGCGCCGCCTGCTTATCACTGTTCGGGCCGGTTGAGGAAATCACCGCTGCACAGTACGGACTGATAGTTGATCTGACTAATGACGATGAAAGCAGCTTTACGCAAAACCTTGCAGAAGCTATCTCAAAAGAAACTCGCGTGCTGTCGCTGGAGCCAGAACGTCAGGGTCAGTTGCTCGCCTGGGTACGCGAGACAGCAAAAGAAACAGCTCAGTGGCCGGAAATCGCCAGGCTTATGGCGAAGTGGCTGGATGTTCCGCTTGATAAGCGTCCACAGACCACCAGCACAACCGACGCCACCACGCAGCGCACCGAATCCGGCACAACCCTGGGCGGCGGAAACCAGACCGACCGCAGCCCGGATATGATTCACAACCTCAAGACACTTGCCGTTGAAGTGGCGCTGGCGATTATAAGCTCTGGCGAGCCGGTAAACATTTACGCCATCCCGAGTAACTTTTTAACCCCGGCAAAAGCAATGGCCGAGAATCAGACGGATCCCCGCTTTACTGCATGGTGGAAACAGTTCCGCCGAACGCCGGGCATTCTGGACTTTTCCCGTGCAGCCATTATCGCGCTCATAAAGTCAGCGCCGGAAGGCCTTAGCCTCGATCCGGTCGCGCTGCGTGAATATATCAACCGCGCACTGATTGAATCCGATCACGCAAAGCCAACCCAGGAAATTATTGATATAGCCTGCGGCACTGTCAGAAGAGATACCCAGAATGATGAAACGCGACCGCTTTCGCCAGGAGAAGCTGATGCACCGGCAAACATGCCACTTAGCGATAAAGAATTCGAGGCTGACATTGCCCGCGCGGAGCGGGAACGGGATACCTCTGAAAATCAAACCGGTAAACAGCTGGCAGCCGGGCGCGGCGAATTTGTTTCCGGAATCAGCGACCCAAGTGACCCGAAGTGGATTGACGGCAGCGCACAGCCAAAAATTGAGAACCTAGGCGGCGGGGTTTTCTCTGTCGACGCTCTAATCAATAACCCCCTCTCAAATGAAGTCGAAAAACAGGAAGTGCCACCGGCACTGAATGACCGTGAAATTAAGATCGCCACCGAACTGAATGAATTACTCAGTGCCCGCACGGATATGATTAACGAAAAGGACGTTGCCGAGCTGACTGTGATCGCCGGTCATCCTCTATCACATCTGATCCCCCTCGTGCTGGTCGATATTGTCACCACAGAATTTAGTTTGTCGCCAGACTTCACCGATGAAGAGATTCATGACGTGGCCACGACTGTTCTTGAGTCCTGGTCTGATGATCTGCATGTACGCCAGAAAATTATGCTGGATGCCATTGTGGAATACCGCACGCCAGCACCACCAAAATGCACGGAGCAGAAGAGCACCAGCACCGCCCAAAAAGCCCCAGAGTTAGAACTTACCCTCATCTACCGGCAGCAACTAACCATCGCCGCCTTACAAGGGCTATGCGCTAACCCGGCCTATTGCGTCTCGTTCGAGGAGTTACCCGGTATGGCCACTCTGCTGGCTAACAGCATCATTAATCAGCAGGGAGAAGCCTGATGGACAAACAAACGTGCACGCAGCTGGTAGTCCAGACACTTCAACTGAGTGGCAAAGCCCCCGCGCGGGAAATTGCAACCAGATCGGGTATAGACAATTCCTCTTCCATCTTTGCGCTTCTGGCGCTGGAGACGCAGGGAAAAGTGCAGCAGCTAAATGGCTACTGGTGGCTTTCAGAATCGGCGGTGGAAGAGCTGGCACAGGAAGAAGGTAAACCATCATGACCATGTTCAAAATCTTGATGGCCATCGTCTGTGTAGTCGTCGTGCTGCTTATCGTTTTTGCGGTCTGGCTGGACGTCCTGATCGACGACTGATTTTTGATAATCAAAACATGATACCCGGTCAGTCTTATATTACTGACCGGCACTGAGGTGACTCATGCCACAGGTCATTTTTAACAAACAGTGGGTAGTTGAAGCGGGGTTAACTCACGATACAGGGCTGAGTGAGCGCCAGATTAAAGCGCTACGCAAAGGCGTCTGGATTGAAGGTGTGCATTTTAAACGCCAGGCAATGAATGGCGGTGAAACCCAGCGTGGCCTGCTTTGGTACAACCTCCCACTGATTGATCAGCTTATTCAGGAGTTGTAATGTCATTTCCCACAGGGGTTGAGCTGCATAGCGGAAAAATTCGAATTACTTTTATGTATCGAGGTACTCGCTGTCGTGAAGTGCTGAAGGGATGGGTCGTAACCAGCGCAAACATAAAAAAAGCCGGGAACTTACGTGCGCTTATTGTTAGCGAAATTCAGATCGGTGAATTCGATTATGCTCTGCGCTTTCCTGAGTCAAAAGCTGTTAAAAAATTCACGACGGTACGTGTAGCACACACCTGGGGGGAGCTCGCAGAATTATGGGCAAATACGAAAGAAGAGGACGTGTCAAAAAACACGATGTCCCGCATCACAAATCAGCTAAAGACACTGGAGAGAGTTATTGGGAGAGGTACACCGATCACTGATATTACCCACAGTGACATTATGAATTATCGGAAGGAGTTATTGCGAGGGAACACTTTTTATGCCGAAGGGAATAAACGCAACAAAACCGGCAGAAGTGTAAACACGGTCAATGACTACATCTCCCTTGCATGCCAGATCTTGCGTTACGCCCACCGAAGTAAATTTATCAAAGATAAACCGTTTGAGTACGTGCCAAAACTTCACAAAGACCGTACAAAACCCGACCCTCTTTTTCGTGATGAATACGCAGCGATGATGTTGGCCATCAAAGGCCAGGATCGAAACATGTGGCAGTTTGCAATTAACTCTGGATTACGTCATGGCGAGCTCGCTGCGCTGACTTGGGATGACATTGACCTGGTCGCTGGAAAAGTTCACATCAAGCGAAATCTGACACGGCTGGGGGATTTTGTCCCACCTAAAACAAAAGCTGGAGACCGTATCATTACCCTACTCACCCCAGCACTGGACGCGATACGTTCTCAGCACGCCATTACAGGCCATCTTCCTGAGACTGAGATAATTCAGAATTTTCGTGAATATGGCAAAACCGAGGTACAGCACCACCGCTTTGTTTTTTTGCCTGCGGTTCGATCTGATCAACCTGGGAGTTACTTTTCGCCGTCTTCAATTTCCGGACGCTGGAAAGTAGCCATAAAAAAATCGGGGATCCGAAGCAGAAACCCGTATCAATCTCGTCATACCTTTGCTTGTTGGGCGCTTTCAGCCGGTGCTAACCCAAGCTTTATAGCAAGCCAGTTGGGCCATGAAGACGCAGAGATGGTTTACCGTGTTTATTCTGCCTGGATTAAAGAGTTCGACGGAGAGCAGATCGACATGTTGAATGAAAAATTTGGCTTTGCCCCCATAGTGCCCCCAAAGGTGATGTGA